CTTCCGGCGTCATCCTTGCCTATATTTGCCTCAGCAAGTCCGTTTCGCGCACCCACAGCTCCAGAGAGCCACCGCACTCGGCAACGAGTCAATGATGGACACAACAGAACGTCCTGGCCACTAAGAACAGGTAGAGAGGTTCCGGGCCAAAATGGCAAGAGTCCCTGGCAAGCGTCCAAGCTTGGCTGATGTCCGGGAGCTGTGCAGGCTCCACGTGTCGCAGCGTGAAATGGCTGCGGTGTGGCGGACCTCCCTGCGGAATATCGAGGAGTGGCTCGGGGATCCCGAGTTCAAGGAAGCGGTTGAGCATGGCGAGGGCGAGGGCAAGCGCAGCCTTCGAAGGGCGCAGCTTGATGCCGCAATGGCCGGGGATCGGGTCATGCTGATCTGGATGGGCAAGCAGCTACTTGGCCAGAAGGAGCCGGAGCAGCGTCTTGAGCACAGCGGGCGCGGCGGCGGGGCCATCGCCTACCAAGACATGGATCAGAATGATCGCAAACGGCGGCTGGATGAATTGGTCCAGCGTCGGTCGGCCTCCGGGGAGCTGATGACAGACAAGAAACGGCAAGCGGCTGCCGGCCGGAAGATGGTTGAGGAGCAAGCTGGTAAACAGGTCAAGGTAGCGTAACCATGCGGCCTTTGGCAAACAATCATAACATGTATTATGTCAACCTGGGGCCTTTTGGCGCCATGCTTGGTTCCCCGCTTTCGTGCCTGGGCCCTGCGTCTGGGCCGTTTCTATGTCCAGGTCTTGAGCTGTGATTGCCGATGCCAGCGGTGCTCGGCCTGGCGCATCGGCGCGGTGGCCGGAGACAGACGCGGTCGGTGCCCGGGCTTCGCTCACAGCGGCGGCGGGCAACGCGACCATAGGAGCGTGTGTTTGCCGGGTGTGGTGTGGGCTGTTTGGTTTCATAGCATGTCCACTTCCTTGCTTGCTTTGGTGTGGGGCATTGGCCTGAGCCATGTAGACCTCTAGACATCGGTTTGGGCTTCGCCTTTGACTTTCGAAGTACCTATTGATGGTTCCTGTCTTTACAATCGCTACGGAACAAAAGAGCTGCTAAGTGATACCAAGTAGCACGCTTGGTAAGTTGTTGTGTCCCAAGGCGTAGCGTGGTCGGCATAGGGTTTACTGGTTTCGGTTGATGGTTGTAGCGGCTTGGTGTGACAGAGCCTGGACTATTGTTGATGCCAAATGGAGTAAGGCCTTGACCGGCTAGACGTTTACGGTGGCGCCGGATAGCCTTTACCGTAATCGCCGCGGGTTCGAATCCCAGCCACTGGTTGCTACGTTCCAGAAGGTCTAGTAGGTGGTATTAAGTCTTATGGTCTGAGCATGGTATCATTAGCTTGAGCATAAAAAAATCATGCTCGGTCTAATAGTTTTTGTTGGAGGTCGTGGTTGATGATTTTGGGTTTTCAGGAGGTTGAGGCTTCCCAGGTCAATGCGTGGTTGGGTGGGATGCCTTCGGATGCGTCGCGTTTGTCGGCGTTGCGTGCTATATCTTCGGGCATCGACTTTGAGACGGGTGGGTTGGTATCGGCGTGGTTGCGTGAGGGTGTGGAGCGGTCGGATCCTGTTATGGAGAGTCCGGACGGTCCGGAGCGTTGGTGTTTTTTTGGAGGTAGCTGGCACAGGGTAGAGGAGGGCGTGCATGTATCCGGAGATGAGTGCAGACCAGCGTGAGGCGTTGAAATCGGAGTTTGCCTCGACGCTGAACAGGCACAATGCGGAGTGGAGCGGCGGTGACGTCGTGATACGTTCTTGACTTTGCGGGCGGTATTGCTTAGGTGTTACTCATGGCTGAGACCGTGCAGGATCTGACGGATGCCTACCTGCGTGCGCGGCGGTGGCATCGTGAGCGCCAGCGGCGCAAGGGCCGGGCGGTAGAGGGATTGATGAAGCTCTTTCCCGCTGCCCGGCGGCCCCGGATACGTCCGATCTACCCGCATCTTCTCGAGGCGCAAGGCCGATGACCGCCGACTGGTCAAAATTCCTGAGCAGTGACGAGGACCACGCCCTGAACCTGAAGGTGCTCCGGGCGGAGCGGTGCGAGATTTCTCCAGGGCGCAAGTTGCATCCCGACGTTCTGATTTCCGAGATTCAAGGAGCGTGCAGGTCGTACGATAAGCGGCCTGGCGGGCAAGGGGCATTGAGCAACGTGAGCGAACTGATGTTCGTGTTTGGACGCAAGTAAGTCACCCCGGAGGGCGCAGCCGGAAGTTTAGGTACGGGTGGCAGAGGAACTGGGACCGCTGACGTACGAGGAAGAGGAGGAGATGCATGCGTTGTTGGAGCTGGAGCGTTCCGACAATGCAAAGCGGTCGTTCTTGGATTTCTGTCAGAGCGTCGACGTGCCGGGTGTCCCTGCTGAGGAGGGCACGGACTCGGTCCTGATAGATGCCGGCGATGAGACATATCCCGTGACGCGGGTGGAGCCGGCGGCGCACCATCGGATCATCATAGAGCACCTGCAGGCGGTGGAGGCGGGCAAGATCAAGCGGCTGATGATCTTTCTGCCTCCGGGTTCTGCGAAAAGCACATATGCGTCGGTGTTATTCCCGACGTGGTTTCTGGGGCGCCGTGCGCGGCGCTCTTTGATTTGTACGTCCTACGGCGCCGACCTGCCAAAAAAGTTCGGGAGGCGGTGCCGGAATATTGTACAGTCGCCCGAGTTCTTCGCAATCATGCAGCACGGGATCGGACGGCAGACGAAGGCGGTCGACAACTGGATACTGTCGAACGGCTCTGAGTATTACTCGAGTGGTATCCTCGGCGGCATCACGGGGCATCGTGCGGACGGCGCGGTATGTGACGACCTGATCAAGGGACACGAAGCCGCCGACTCGCTGGTGCAGCGCGACAAGATTTGGGAGGCCTATGTCTCCGACCTGCGTACGCGGGTGAAGCCGAAGGGCTTCTTGGTGTATATTGGCACCAGGTGGCACGAAGACGATCCTGCGGGCCGGATCCTGCCTGACGACTACTCCGGGGAGTCGGGTCCCGTCCGCGCGAAGGACGGCGAGATGTGGCACGTCATCTGCATTCCCGCGAAGGCGGAGCGTGCCGACGACCCCCTGGGCCGTAAGCCCGGCGAGTACATGTGGCCCGAGTGGTTTGTCGAGGGATACTTCGAGCAGGAGGAAAGGTCTCAGGGTCCCCGCAACTGGAATGCCCTGTTCCAGCAGAGGCCCGCGCCGGAGGAGGGATCCTACCTCCGGGGCGAGTGGATACGGAAGTTCGACCCTCAACACCCGCCGCAGTACCTCAAATTCTACGGGGCCTCGGACTACGCCGTGACGGAGGGCGCCGGCGACTGGACGGTGCACGGCATCATCGGCGTGGATCCTATGGATAACATCTTCGTGCTCGACTGGTGGCGGGCGCAGACGTCGTCGCTCGAGTGGGTGGAGACGGCGATAGACCTCGAGCTGAAGTGGCGCCCCGACCAGTGGGCGCAGGAGAAGGGCCAAATCGCCGGGGGCGTAGGCCCTTTCCTGGACAAGCGCCGGCGGGAGAGGAAGGCCTACGGCACGGAGCTGCTGCAATTTGCATCGTCACGCGACAAGGCGACACGGGCGCGGTCGATACAGGGCCGAATGCGCATGGGCATGGTCTACTTCCCCGCGGAGACGCCGTGGGCGGATGACCTGGTATCCCGGATACTCCGGTTCCGGGGCATGGGCGACGAGATCGACGACGACGTCGACGTTTTGAGCTTATTCGGCAGGATGCTGTCGGACATGCACCACGGGAGCGTGCCGATGATGACGCCGGGGTCGAGATTCGACAGCCCGGCATACATACGGAGCCAGATTAAGACGATGGCGCTAGGCCGCCTGGTGCACGGAGCACTCGACTGATGTCGGTATATGGGCACGCACGCCCCCGGCAGCGCGAGAGGCGCGAGAGGCGCGAGACGCCGATCGACGCACGGATAAGACGCCTCGGCGCTAAAGAGCTGTCGATGCGCCGGCGGATGCTCGACTATGTCAGGGACGGAGACCTCACACGCGACGAGATGATCGCAGCACTGCAATGAGGAGGTAGGACATGGCCTGGACGCTAGTGAAGAAGACGCAGATCATCAGACAGGACAAGGTGCTGCACACCTGGTCGGGCCAGGCCGACGCCTCGGACCTCGCGGACCAGGTGATATTCGACTTCAGCGCCGACGCACCGGGCGGTGGATATACCAAGACGACGATCGAGTGGCTGCGCGTATGCGCCGGCGGCGTATATATCACCCTCGAGTGGGACGCCACAACCGACGTCCACATATGCGCATGCCCGCCCGGGGTGCTGAAGATATACCCGCCACCCGGGTTCGACAGGAGCGAGATACTCACCGGCGACGGCGACTTCGTCGCCGACCCCGCAGGGACGGGAACGACAGGAGACATCGTGGCGACGACGACAGGCGGCGCGGCAGGCGACGGGGCAACGGTCGACATGGTGCTGAGGCTGAGCTGACAAAATGAACGAGTCCGAGGTCAAATACTGGCGCGATACCATCGCCATGTGCGAGAGGGCCGCGAAGCCACGGCGCGAGTACTGGAAGGACCTCAAAATTCGCCTGTCGGCCGACTTCCGCAAGTTCCGCGTCCGCGGCGTCAAGAACCCGGTGATCATCAGCCGTTTCTACAAGATCGTACGCGAGATCATTGCCTCGGTGGCGTTCCGCCATCCGTTCCTGTTCCTGAAGGCCGAAGAGGACCCCGCCGACCCCGACAGCAGCGACGTCCTGACGGATGCGTCGGTGATCTTGCAGGACTTCGTCAACGACAGCATCGAGGCCATGCGCTGCAAGCAGAAGGTACGTCAGATTATCTTCGACACCCTGTTCTGCTTCCGGGGCTGGGCGAAGTTTGGATTTTACAGGTCCGGCGAGGGGGGAGCCGCACCCTACCGGGGCTCCGACGTCATGATCGACGACTTTACCTACATACGCCGCGTGGCACCCGAGGACATGCTGATCGACCCGCTGACGCCGCCCGAGGAGTTCTACGACGCCCGGTATGCGATAGAGCGGATGTCCGTGTCCCTCGATGACGTCGCCAAGGACAAGAGGTTCGACGGATTCAAGAACCAGATCGAGGGACTGGCAAAGAAGGAGGGTCCCGTGTCCGGGGCGCTGTTCAGGCCCGCAGAGGAAGAGGCGCCCAGCACCGACGAAGTCGAAAAAGCCACAATGGCGGAGGCACACAGGCTTTCGAACATACGGCGGATGTACGAGGTCCACGACAGGCTCGGCCAGCGACGTATCACCTTCATGGATGGCATATCCGAGCCTATCGAGGAGAAGGAACATCCCCTCCTGGATGAAATGCTCATATCTACGCCCGACCCGGCAACCGGCAAGGCCCTCCTGGCACGCCCCTCCGACCAGGCCACGGGTAGCGCCAACGTCGTCAGAAGGAAAAAGTTCCTGATCGAGGGGGGGCTGCCCTACCACAGCCTGGCCCTGGACACGACGGAGAGCTTCTACGGGGAACCCGTCATGGCGTACGAAAATCCGATACAGAACGCCATCATCAAGTCGGTGTCCCGAAGGATGGACGTCCTCGACAGGTTCAAGAGCTTGGCGAAAATCAAGAAACAGGAGGTCGAAGACAACCCCGGAATCACCAAGCAGCTCAAGGACGCCGACCACGGCGACACCCTGCAGATGCAGGACATCGAGGCGCTGAAACCCGTGGAGTGGGGCGGCATACCCCAGGACCAGATACGGATAGAGCGCGACATGCAGGGATACGAGGCGGAGACAATACGTACGACGCCCGACCTGGATGTTCCCGACGCCACAGGCAAGGCCCTGTCGGCATCCGCCGCGGAGGTGAATAGGGAACTGTCGCAGGAGCCCGTCGAGGAGTTGTACCTGTGGATCGCCCGCAACACCATGTCGGTGCTTTCGGCAGACAGGTTCCAGCCCGACAACCACCTGCTGAGGACGACATCGCCGCAGGGCGCAGAGATGACGAACATCGCCCTGAAGTCATGGCACCTGCGCGGCCGCTTCAACATCACGATCGCCGCCGGGTCGATGAACGTCCTGTATGAGCAGATGCACGCCGAGAAGACGATGAACATGGTGCAGATGCTGCGCGGCTCGCCGAACGTCGATGACCTGGAACTCGACAAGTACATCATCCGCGCCTCGGGCGAGATCGACCCGTCAAAGATCCTGAAGGATGATGCCAACACCGACGCCGCGAAGGCCGCAGAGAACGAGAACTTGCTGTTCATTGTGGCGCGCCTCGACCCGGGCGTGGTCCCGGGTGAGGACCACAACACGCACATAAGCCTCCAGGGTCCGAACATGATACAGGGGCACCCAAAATTCGCACAGCTCCTGCCGGTGGACCAGGAGACGGTAATGCAGATCGCGGCGCAGCACGTGCAGGCCCACGAGCAGGCCCTGCAGGAGGAAGGCAAGAGGTTCGACGTCTCCCCGCAGGGACCGCCCTCCAAGCCGAAGCCGGAGGGCCTCGTGGCCCAGACGCAGTCGTCGGCACAGAAGACACAGGACGCCGTAAGCAAGGACCTGGAGGATAGCCAGAGGTAGGGAGGGCGCGACGTGGTAAGAAAGCTCGACCATGACGACACGAAAGAAGGTGATTGACGTCGCTATCCACGACTACAAATGCCGCAAGTGCGGGCACGCCGAGCGGAACATCTACTACAAGCGGCCTGCCGACATTCCGCAGGTCCGGGAGTGTGGCTCCTGCGGGCGTAAGCGGTCGGTGCAGGTGTTCGACCAGTCCGGGACGGCGCAGATACACAACGACCACTCGTCGATGTACGGCAAGTGGCATCCGCAGGCCGGCGAGGTGATACGCGACTACAGCCACAAGCGGGAGCTGATGAAGAAGTACGGCTGGGTCGAGGGCTCGGATCCCGTCAAGGGCAACAGGAAGCTGTCGGAAGAGGCCTTCGACGACGACGGGCAGCCCGAGCCGGGTAGCGGCGGCGCCTCGTGGATGACGGAGGACCAGGTCAAGGATTTTGTGAAAAACCCGACGGACATAGGCATAAACTAAGGAGGGCGCACCGATGGACGAACAAGGAAACCTGGAAGAGGACGACGAGGTTCTGGAGCGGCTGACGATCCAGGTTCACAAGCTGAAGCTCGCCAATGGCACGGAGGCCACGCAGATACAGGGCACCGACGACCTGATTCTTGCCCTGAACATGCTCCACGACGCGCAGAGTGTCGTGGTCCAGGTCCTGACGAAGCGCGAGATGGAAGGAGGAGGCGGAAAAGAGAAGCCGAGGATCATCATACCGAGCATGACGATAAGTCAAAACTGAATCTCTTTATGGAGGTAACACGCAATGCCGGACGAACAGGATGCCCCCGAACTCGGATTCGGACCCGTTGAGACGGAACCAGGCGACGCAGAGACCTCAGAAGCCGAACCGTCGGCGCTGCTGTCTCCCGAGGAGGACGAAAGTCCCGAGCCTGCCCCTCCGCCCGCGACTTCCGATGATGATGCCGGCCCCGCTCCCGCGTTCGACCTAGAGACCGTAGACTTCAGGCGGGACAAGCCGGAAGATTGGCCCGACGAGCACCGGGCCTGGCTAACCAAGCACCACAATCAGTTCAAGGCGGTGCAAGGAGACCGCGGACGCGAAGTAGCGGACCACAGACGGCGCGAGGAGGCTCTGAACGCGCGCGAGCAAGCTATCATCGACAGGGAGAGGGCACCGGCGACGCCAGCGGCACCTGCGCCAGGAACGGCGACAGGGGCGGCAGAGAAGCAAGAGGCGATCGCCAAGTTGCTCGAAAACCCTGATCTCGACACGGACACCCGCAGTGCACTGATGCTGATGGTCAGGTCCATCGAGGAGGCTAAGGCCTACACCGATGCGCAGCTCGAGCAGTATCAGCCACTCCTGGAAAGCGTGCCCGAGGTCCAGAAAGTCGTAGGCTCGATGACGGCGGCGGAGAAGGCCCGTGAGCGCACTGCGCTGATGGATGAGGTCGACGACGCCGTAGGCGCCTACAGTGGCGCCGACATCGACAACCATAGCGATTTCATCATGCGGACACTCGGACTCGAGAAGCACGGGACCGAGTACGTGAAGGTATCGACGCCGCTGTCGAACCCCGCTACGGGGCTGCCGCATACCGTGACGTCGGCATATGAGCTGTCGGCAGGAATCACGGGACAGGCAGCACAGGACGCCCGCGACGAGGAAGAGCGCATCCGCAGGGAAGCAAAGGAAGGTGCCGCAGAGCTGCCGGCGGTGGGGTCGCCGTCGGGCATGCCCCTGTCTGAAGAGGAAACCAGGGCCAAGGTGCGGGAGATCATGGGGATCGCCTAGCCTGGGCCTTGCCAAACAGTGACAGAGAAGGCAGGGAGATAGTACAATGCCAGCAGCAACAGAAACCGTAATCTACGACCAGCTATTCTCGCTGGTCGGTCGCGCCAAAAAGGCACGCGTGACCGACAACATCGGGAATAGCCAGCCTACGCTCGACATCCTCCACGCCGGCGGCCGCGTTGAGGTCGAAGACGGCGGGGAGTCGATCGAAGAGCGCCTCATGTACGCCGAGCAGGATACGGAGTGGATGAGCGACAAGCAGCGGGTGTCGACGGACGACAAGGAGATGATC